TTTTTAATACTAAATCAGCCTTTTTAATTTTCTTTTCAAACTCTATTTCATATTTTTCTGCCAATGCCTTTACTTCTTTTACTTTAAGTTTTTTAAACTTAATAGGATTTAACTCTTGGGGTGGAATCTTGTAGTTTTTATTTTTTGCGTGTATTTTGCAGTAAAATTTATCTTTTTTTAAAAATTTTGCGTTTTTATTACAAGGTAACCCTTTTTTATTCTTCTCTCCACAAATAAAATTTTGTTCTTCACATAAATTTAAAACATCCCATAATTTTATTTTATATTCTATGTTAGCTGTTATACTGAATAAACATATAGCTAAATTTTTCATTCCTACATCTATACTTAATATATTCATATACACATGATATGATAATTGTTTTAAATATTATTAAATTACTAATAATATTTAATGAAATGTGTTTGACGAACAAGATCGCATGGGTCCGGCGTTATTTGCGTCTCCCATAGTGCATTTAGATGCTCTTCTTAATAATAGTTGTTCTTGTGTCATAATTGGTGCTTTTAATCTAGATTGTAATGATTGTCTTGTAACATACATATTTTTTAAATCTGAATTTTCATAACCATATGGTCTAGAATTATCAGCACAATTCTTAAATAAATATTTTTGTTGTGACGGTACTTGTGCAGCTTCGACTATACACTGCGAGGTTTCGTTACACGCTAATTTTTTATTTTGCTTTGCGACAGATTTACTATTATTAATCAACCATTGTCTGTATTGATAATTATTTTTAATTCCTAAAGAATCTCTTAACTCTGTGTTTGCCTTACATGATGGATCAAAAGTTGTATAATGTCTTCCATCACTCATAAGGGGTGGTATGTTGAAATGTATATTATTAGATCCAGAATAGCAAGTAGCCCAACTCATTTATATAAATACTTAATAAAATTATTCTTCGGATTGTAATAAATCTACAAGTGATCCCTTCTTTAATGATTTATAATTTTGAAGGCCTTTTTGTTTTGCTAATGCTTTTAATTCTGAAACCTTTAATTTATTGTAATCAAAATCCTCGTCTATCTTTTGAACTGTCACTTCTTTTACTTCTGTTACTTTTGTTACGTCTTCATTGTTATTTTCTTCGTCATCTGAATCGTCCATTTCATCTAAACTATCTGTAACATCTTCAAGTTCTTCCATTTGAATAGAATCGTCGATTAATACTTTATCTACTTCTTGAACTGTTATTTTTTTAATATCATTAACTTCTAAAGTCATATTTTCTGTTGAATCTAATGAAATTTTTGGTAGTTCTTCGTTATCTGATACATCTTCGTCTGAATCACTAACTTCTTCACTATCATCATCGTTTTCATCGTCATTTTCATCTTCAGATACAGGAATTAAATTCACATTATTTTGTATATTTTCATCAAAATTATTAAAATTATCAGTTGACATTATATTATGTTCTTCAACTTGATTATTTGTTCGTTGTGTATTATACTGTTCTTGTTGGTGGTTTTGAATTAAATCAAACATTACATCTACTTTTTTTTCCATAGATGAAATTTTATTTCTAAAATATAAAAATAACAAAGTACATCCTAAAGCCGAAATGCTTAAACTAATCATAAGTCCGCGTGATAGAACCATTATTACTAGATATTTATAAAAAAAATTTCAAAAATAAACGCCATTATATATTTTCTAAAACGTGAAGTGACATTTTTATAATATCTTCAGGATAGTCTAAATTTCTTAATACACTTACACCTCCTTTTACAGTAGATATACCATTTGTTATTTTATATGTATAAACAGGGTTTTTATTTTGATCTTCCATCGTTTTCATGGATTTGTTGATTATTTTGGATTTTTTTTCAAATAAAGTACATAATTTAATAAAATGAGTTGTTAATAAAAATCTAACATTAGGGTTTTTAGATATATAGTCTAAGTAAGAGAATGCGCTGCTTATTGCTTCATATGGATTTGTTCCGGAATATAATTCATCAAAAATACAAAAATGTTTTTTACCAGGATATTTGTTAATACAATCTAATATATCTTTACATCTTCTTGCCTCCGCCTGAAACAAACTATCCCTAGAACAACTGTCTGGTATATTTAAATAAGAATGAATATAATCGAATGTACTTGTTTGACATTTGTCAAAAAATCCTAAACCTAATTGTTGAGTGAGTAATAGATTTATAATTGTTGCTTTTATTGTTGTTGTTTTCCCTGCTGCATTTGGACCAGTTATAATTATATTTTTATTCATATTTATAGAATTTTTGATGGGCGTTTTAATGGTTGGGTGGTACATGTTTTTCAATTTAAATGTAATTTTTTTCTTGAAAGAACATTTATTTAATTTTTTTTGTGTTAAATTATTATTTATACCCATTAACGTATCGATATATCCATGGAATCCAAATGAAAATCCCATAATTTGTTCTATTTCTTGATCGTCATACAAAATATAAAAATTTCTCATTAATTTGCCTATATATGTTATCTTGCCTATTTTTTGACTATTATTTGGTAAATCTCTTACAGAATTATGGAAAAGTTGTAATCGTTCGATGTATGCATTCAACTTATGATTGAATTTATCATATGATTTATATTTTCTTGTTAATCTCAAAAAGTATTTCATTTTTTCAATACTATAATCTAAATAATTGTTTATAATTTCAAATTGGTTTGTGATATAAAAGGAGTTCTGATAAAATCTGTAACAACTAATGAAATTTTGATAAATGTTCCAAACATACATACCAGCAGCAAAAAGTATATACATTTTTTGACCGAGTGTGGCTGAATTAAAAGTAAAAAACAACTTACCAATAGCGTGTTGTTTTACATTTTCTATTAAAATTTTATAGTATGTTTCCCATGTCATAGGTAATTTCATGACTTTTAATACAAAAAAGGGTACAAGAAGTACAAATATAGGTGTTATTAGTTGTAATACAGGAGATGAAATATTATAGAAACTTAAAATAGAGAGAAATAATGATGATTTATTCAACCATTTTAGTTTTTCCCATTCAACATATTGATACTTTTCCATAAAATCATTTTGATATCTTACTTCTCTCCAGGATTTCAACATATTGTTTACAGTTTCATTATCCATTGGAATTGTGTCAATCTCTTTGTATATTTTTTGTGAATCTTTTAAAAAATTTTTATCGGTTGTGTAATATTTCCCCCAGGTTTTTATACTTTTTTTGCCTAATTCTGTTTGTGGGTTAAAAACATAAGTATAAATTGGATCTATCTCGTTGTCAATTGTTTTTTCTAATTCTAAATCTATTTTCAAATTATCTAAAACTTTTGTTTTATTTTCTAAAAATTCAATTGGTAATTCAAATTTGTTTTTAGAAAAAAAATTTTCTTTATCGAGCATTTTAATCAATAAAGAAAATCTATTTTATTATTAAACGATTATTAAACGATTATTTAATTATTATTTAATTCATACCAAGGTGTTTTGTGTAATCGGAAGGCATTTCCGCAATCTCGGTATGATAATATTCTTCAAATTTTTTAAGTCTTGGTGCGTCGTGTTTTGATGTAAAGTTGATAGCTACTCCTTTTCTACCCCATCGTCCAGAACGACCAATTCTGTGAAGATATGTATGTTCGCTTCTTGGAATATCAAAATTAATCACCATACTTACTTGTTGTACGTCAATTCCTCTGGCAAATAAATCCGATGTAATTAATACCCTACACCCACCTGCTTTGAAATCCTTATGAACTTCTTTTCTTTCAACATCTGGCATTTTTCCATGAATTTTTTTAACTGGGAAATTATCCGATGTCATCGCTTCTTCTAAATCATCAACTCTTCTAGTGCTATTACAATAGATGATTGCCTGTGATAATGTTAGACTAGAAAATAGGTCTTTGATACACTCATATTTTTGTAAATCGTCATCTAGATTAATATAGTATTGTGCGATCCCTTGTAATGTAAGTTGTTCTGCTTTTACAAGGATTTTAATAGGGTGTCTAAGAAATTTATCAGTTAATTCTTGTAAATCATCTGGCATAGTAGCACTAAATAGTCCAACTTGAATATCATTTGGAGTATATTGAAATATTTTATACATTTGTTCGGTGAACCCAGATGATAACATCTCGTCTGCTTCATCAACTACCAGAATTTTTAATTTGGAAGGGGACAAATATTTTCTACGAAACATATCGTGGATCCTACCAGGAGTTCCAATTACAACATGTGGTGTATTTTCCAATAATTGTTGTTTATCTTTTTCTACAGAAGTTCCTCCTACAAGCAATTGTGTCTTGATTTTTAGAAATCTACCAATATCGTCCATTACTTGTTTTGTTTGATTTGCCAACTCGTGTGTTGGGGCTAAAATTAAACCTTGAGTTTCGGCCTTTGTTTCATCTATAATTTGTAATATTCCTGTTACAAATGCCCCTGTTTTACCAGTTCCTGATTGTGCCTGAGCGATAATATCTTTCGCCGGTCTAGAAGTCATAGGATATAAAGTTTTTTGTTGAATAGAACTTGGTTTTTCAAATCCAAAGGCATAAATACCTCTTAGTAATGGTGCTTTTAAATTTAATGTCTCGTCGTCCCATTGAGATATAACATAATTTTTTGGTGTGCTTGTTTTGGTTTCGTTTGTGATAGAAGTCATCGTGAATAATAATATTATATATTATTTAAGTCTCTTTCAATTTTAACTTATATGTAATATAAAATTGATATAAAAAAAATAATATATGATTTGTTATTAACGCGATGACTAGCATACTTGCTGATAGACAATACACTTTGAGTGATTATAAGAACCATGAAAAATTACATATTAGTAATGAATTGAATAATGATATAATTGAAAAGATAAATAGAATTGCCAAGAGGGTTGGCGCACCCTCATATCAAAAAACACCTGTCTTTAAAAGAAATAATTACCATAAAAAAAGTATTAAAAAAGAAAATATTACGTCTGCTGATTGGGAGACTATACGCAATTTTAAGACAACAAAGTTGGAAAAAAATACGGAAGGTATTGGAGTCCATATGGATAAAATTCGTTCTTGTTTAAATAAACTTACCGATGAAACATATGATCTAATGCTTGACGAAATTAAATATATTATGAAAGATATTAATAATGAAGAAAATAAGGAATCTTTTGAAAAAATTGGGGATGCAATTTTTGAAATTGGTAGTTTTAATAAATTTTGGTCTTTATTGTACGCAAGACTATACAAGGATTTAATTGTAGTTTACCCCTTTATGAAAGATATTTGTGTTAAGAATTTCCAAAGTTTTAAAAGTTTATTTGAAACTATAAATTACTGTGACGCTAATGAAAATTATGATAAATTTTGCGAATATAATAAAGAAAATGAAAAAAGAAGAGCACTTAGCAGTTTCTTTGTTATTTGTGCGGACTTGGATATCATTAGTAAAACAGAAATGACTAAAATTATTGTAGGATTTATTAATAGAGTGAAAAAAGATATCAATAAGGAAGGAAAATTAAATAACGTTGAAGAAATGGTTCAAAATATTAGTATTATGATAAACGCAGGTAAAAAGTTTCTTACTAATTTAGATGAATTTGATGATATTTTACAAGAAATTGAAAAATTTTCTTTGATGAATCATAAAAAATACCCAAGTCTTAGTAGCAAAATTGTATTTAAATTTATGGACCTGTTTGAAGAATTAGAAGAGTAAATAAAATAATATAAACATTTGTGGTTTTATATTATTAATATGAGCAGTAAAAATTTATCTTTTTCTTTGGTTGAATCTAATACAGGACAAGAGACACCTAGTGAGGTTACATATGATAGCTTACTTTCACTAGTAAACGAACAAACTAAAAACATTCAAGAAGACTATGGAACACAGGATTTAACACTTGATGACTATATAGCGTGTGAATTAGATTATAAAGAAAATTATACAAAAAAACAATTAGAACTTATAGCAGATTATTATGGTATATCAAAAAGAAAAAAAAAGAAGGGGGAATTAATTGAAGAAATTGTTATTTTTGAAAAAGAAGTAATGAATTATGATATGACACAAAAAAGGAAAACACTTTGGTTTTATATGGAAGAAATTAATAGCGATAGTTTCTTAAGTAAATTTTTAATATTAGATTAAATTATATGGTATTATCAAAAATTACTGATGAAATTTCTTATCAAGAATTAAAAACAATTGACGAAAATGATAAAGGTAGAGATGTTTCTATGTACGAGATAAATTTATTTACAATTCCTACTGTAATAGCTTTAGGGGAGATTAAATATACATTTGTAGAACAAAATATTCTTTTTGTTCCTGTTTATTTAGTAGTAGATACAGATAACAAAATTTATCAAATAGGAGTTTATGAATTTCCCAGTGAAAAATTAGAAAACTTAAAGGATGAAGAAGGTGATTTGGATATTTCTATTATAGATGGACCTCTATTATACTCTTTCGTTAATGAACCATATGTTAAAAAATGTATGAAAAACGAAACATTAGTTCCTGATTATGATTCAGGAGATAACGAGGAGGAGGAAGAAGAAGAATTAGATGATCTTGATGGAGAAGAAGACGACGAAGATTATCTTGGTGGAGAAGAAGATGACGAAGAAACAAGTAAGAAAAAGGGATTAAAAAATCCACCACCTGTTTTAGTTGAATTAAATATAGATGAAGATGATGATGATTTTTCACAAAAAGGAGAACAAGAAAAA